GCGGGGCTTTCAATGGTGGGGGTCCCGGAGGTTGGAGAATGGGAGCCAGTGGATGAGTCAGTAGGCGGCTCTTCTACGGATAAGTTCTTCAACGCATGCAAGATGAAGGTAAAGGGTCTCCTGTAGGACCGGTGTGGAGCAGGGTGCAGGCGCGGCAAAATCGTTCGTCTAGCTGCTGATTTGGTGTTTGCGAGGTTGGTGTGCTATGATGGTGGTGTGTCACCAAGGGAGAACAGTAGCAAGCGTCGGCAGAAGAATCCTGTCTCTTCTGCTGATCCTGCAGGCCGTTGTACGGCCCTTGCTCAGAGTGGACGCCGGTGTGGTCGTAAAGTCGTTCCCGGACTCACAGTGTGCTCCGTCCACGGTGGTGGCACTACAGCCAGCGTTGTCAAAAGTAAGCGAGTTTCTACCAGCCGGAAACTCCAATCTTTGTGGGGTCTCTCCAGCAACGCTGGCTCCATAAGCGTAGAACAAGAACTGAATAAGCTGGCTCATAACAAGATTACGGACATCACTGCACTCCGTATTGAGCTAGGCAGTAATCCTGAAAAGTATCAGGGTATGATCGTTGAGTCATACGAAGAAACAGAGAACGAAGTTAACGGGTACACCATCAAGAAGGTCAAGCGGAACAAGGTACATCCGCTTGTAGATGAGCTACACCGTGCTGAAAAGGAACTGGCAACTATCCTCCGGATGATTAAAGAGGTCGGTGGCGAGGTTGACGATCAGCAGCTTGAGCGTATACGCCTGCAGACTGCTCGAGAGACTGCAAGGCTGGTTAAGTCGTATCCTGGCATGGGTATTGATGAGGCAGCAGCGGAGGTGACACGTCGTGTCTAAAGGGCTGGAAACTGCCGGGTATGCAGCTGTCAGTGCAGATTTTGACCTGTTCTGCCAGGAGAGTGGCTTGCGGTCTAGTGACCTTACATGGGCGCTAAATGAAGCGATCCCGCAAGATGGACTTTTTACCCCCCTAGGATGTGTGGCAGTCTCCACACCCCCGCAAGAAGGAAAAACAACTTGGATTATTCATTATATTGCATGGCAGTTGATGCGTAACCCAAGGTTGAACGTGATTTATGTAGCATATAGCCAGTTCAGAGCTAACTCGGTTAGTAGGCAGATCCGTGACCTGGTGCGTCGCTGGACTCCACTGCGTGATGACAGCGCTAGTGTTAGTCAATGGCAGACAGAGCGTGGTGGAGGCTTGCTGGCAGCTGGACGCGGTACCGGTGTCACTGGCTTTAGCTGTGACCTGCTGGTGATTGACGACCCTATCAAGGACATGAAAGAGGCTCAGTCCGAGACCATACGTGAGTCAATTGCCGAGCACTTTGATTCCGTGTTGATGACACGTATGGCAGCTCTAAGCCAGATTGTGGTGGTAGCTACCCGTTGGCACAAGGATGACCTCATCTCCCACGTTATCGACAAGCTTGGTGCTGACTACGTTAACATCCCAGCACAAGCTACTGATGAGGATGACATCCTAGGGCGTGAACCTGGTGAGTGGCTGCAGTCGGTACAGAACCGTAGTGAGGGCGCTTGGGAGAAGACCAAGCAGTCCGTAGGCACATACGTCTGGCAGGCGTTGTATCAAGGCGATCCACAGGTAACTGGTGGCAGCTATATCAACGTGGATAAGATCGACATTGTGCCATACGATACAATTGTCTACTCTAATGACCGGGGAATCATGCAGACTCTCGACAGGGCGCTGGTTATCCAGTCGTGGGACCTGGCTTTCACTGGCAAGGATGACTTCGTAGCGGGGCAAGTGTGGGCGTACATCAGTGGCACGTGGATAATGATTGACCGCGTGCATGAGCGTGCAAGCTTTACCCGTACTGTGACGCTGGTTCAGCAGATGGCAGCACGTTGGCCACAGACCACCCGTATCTATGTGGAGCAGGCAGCTAACGGCGCTGCCCTCATCGACACACTCAAGCGTCGTGCGCTTATCACGCCTGTTACGCCTCGTGGTAGCAAAGAGGCCCGTGCGCTGGCAGTACAGCCGCTTATCGACCAGGGCCTTGTAAAGATCGTGGATGCATGCTATGATGAGCAGTTGTTTACCGAGCTGAGGGAATTCCCGTTCGCTAAACACGATGACCAAGTCGACGCCCTTACTCAAGCGTTGTCCCAGGGCAAGACCGACTTCTACCAGATAGGATAATCATGAGCATTGATCTAGCTGCCACCGTGATGCAGCAGCACTCGCCCACCTACACCAAGTACTACAACGGCAAGATGTCGTACGAGCTGCATGGCACTGAGTGGAACCAGTACGTCGCTGAGAACTTTCCCTCCGCACGATCCGCTGCAACCAGCGAGAATATCTTCAAGGACGTAGTTGACCTCTATGCAGAGAACCTAATCCCTACTGATCCAGCGTTCGCTGGCATGCGCGACAACGTAGTTGGCTTGCTTACCCGTGGTGAGTCCGTAGCCGTGCTGACAAAGGATGGCAGCCTGGTATGGCCTGAGCGGTACGAGGTACTTTCCGATGGTGACTACAGCATCGCAGCTGTGTTCACTCGCTCCCTCCGTAATCAGGAGGACTACTGCACCGTGCTTGACACCGAGGGTGTTGCCCTGCTCTACAGTCGACCCCTGCCACGGGATATGGACATCTCCAGCGTTGAGGGCTACCAGCTGGTAGGCGAAGAGCATGGCCACACGCTGTACAGGTTCACCACAGGTGACCGTGGCATGGGAGCCAGCCTAGCCAGCTTGCAGGACCGTATCAACCACAGCATCATCGACCAGACCATCATCGCAGAGATGTATGCACGCCCGTTCTGGTACCTGCTGAACTACAGTGCTCCTCCGCACAACCCCTACCTGCCAGAGGAGGCGCAGCCAGCCAAGGACATGATGCGTGAAGAGAAAGGTGCCGGGGCTGCAGGCCGCGTGTTTGCCACCAGTAGCGAGGGGCCGTTTGGTCAGCTTGAGCCGCCTACCTTGGGCGATATGGTTGCCTACCATGAGTCCTTGATCCACAAGGTGTCGCAGTCATGGGGCATTCCGGAGTTCTACCTGCGCCCTCAGGGTGGTAACGCGCCGTCTGGCACCAGCCTCAAGGTTATGAGCCAACGCTTCAACAACCGTGTGAACAACCTGCGCCTGGCTGTTGAGCCGGAGCTTATGCGTGTTGCTGCAGACCTCAACCTCCGTAACGATGACGGCACTGAGCTTACCCTCTGGGATGACCATAATGACCTGATGCAAGACAGCTTGGATGAGCACGGGCTGGCACTTACTCAGATGGGCATGCCTCCAGCGTATGTGGCAGAGGTAGTTGCTCCTGGAGTCAACATGGAGGACTATATGGACGATGGGTACGAGACTAACGCTCCATCTGTGTCGTACAGCTCTCCAGCTGGCGAGACGGGAGAGTAGCCAATGGGTACGGTGCCAACCAGCTACGTGGAGGACGCTCTGAGAGCGTATTTTCTCCGGTGGCTTGCAGGGCTGCAGGACGTGCCTGATGAGGACCTAGAAGCCTACCTCATCGAGTTTGAGCAGCAGTCTGCCAAGATCATCAACAGGCAAGGTACTAAGGTAGCCCGGCGCGGTAGCCTGGCAGGGTTTCCTAACCCAAAGGTTATCCCTCTGGACGTGGAAACTAAGTCGATGTACAGCGACATGCACAAGCTGGCAGTGAAGGCCGGTATAGGCGCGGGCTTGCAGTCCACTGATGTGGCAAGGCAGATGTTCAAGCAAGGCATGGAGGGTCGGTTCAGTGACCTGAATCGTTTTGCTAGAACAGAAACTACTAACGCCTACTGGCAGCACCAGTGGAACCAAATAGAGGACTTGGACATGGTGATGGTGTGGTCACCAGAGTCAAGCTCTCGCACTTGTCCTAGCTGCCTAGCAAAGGATGGCCTGGTGGTGAGGGACAAGACCATACGGGACCATCCTAACGGACGTTGCACCCTGCTGCCTAAGCTGCCTGATCACGTTCCACTGAGGGAAGCCAGTCGTAATCCACAGTTTACTAGGCACCACAGGCAAAAGGAATATCCTGCTCCGTCTAACCAGGTGTACGGCTATGCATTCCGTGGTACGATGGGGCAAGCCATTGTTGCCGATAACATGGTGGCAGGCGCTGTACAGGGTATGGTGTCCCAGGGCTGGTCTACGGGTGAGGCGTTCCGCTACCTGCAGGCTAAGCCAGTGTACCGCAACGAGGTGCTCACTCCTGAGGATAAGTTCTTGGTGTACCGTAAGCTTGAGCAGTACGCTCAGCAGTTGTACGAGGGGCTGGTTCCGGGACAAGCTCCTGAGGTGCTGTACCGAGGCGGCGTAGTAGGACCACTTGGTATGAGTAGCTGGACCAGTAATCCGGAGGTAGCCCGCTACTACGCACTCCGACACAGAGAGCCTGTGTACGCTATGAAGGTGCCTGATAAGTTGTTGACCTACAAGGTGGGAGGCGACAATAAGCTCCAGGACGAGTACGTGGTCCTAGGCATGCCTAGGGCTACTGGCAGGGAGGACGGTGTAGTGAAGGGGGTGTTAGACGGCCCTACTGACCTTGTGCCAGCTGACAAGGCCACACGGTCCCTGAAGGCGTACTTCGATAAGCGGCACGCTCGCTAGCCACCCCCGTATTAGGGTGAAGATGTTTACCTTATCTGGCGTTTCTGCCATGATTTGCTTTGCAAGACGACCCCATGTTATAATGACGGAAAGGATCCGAGATGGATACCAACGACCAGCATCGAGATGATGCAGCTGAGAACAACACCGAGAAGGATTCTCAGAAGAACGAGCAGGCTAACGACACCAACGATCAGCAGTCTACCGAGCAGTCCCCTTCCAGCCACGATGAGAACAAGCCCGACGACAAGGGCAACTCCAACGATGGCGGCAAGGACAACCAGAGCTTCAACAAGGAATCACTTCTCGCAGACCTCCACAAGGAACGCAGTACTCGCAAGGCCCTCAAGGAAGAGGTAGCTAAGCTCACGGCGGATGTGGCAAACTTCAAGGAAGTTGAATCCGAGCGTGATGCTCTGCAAGCCAAGTACAACCGTCTGGAGGAATTTCTTCTTACGGTGGGCGGGGACATTAGCAAGGCGCTAGACAGCCGATCTTTCACCAAGGATCTGTTTGAGTCTGATAAGGACATCAAGGAGATTGTTGAAAGCTGGAACAAGGCCAACCCATCAGCGGTAGGCAGTGCCCTATCTGGTAGTAGCCAAGGTAACGGCAAGCCTACCATGAACGATCTGCTTCGTGCAGCTCGATAACCCATAAGGAGACAACACTATGGCAGACATCACTCGTGAGGATGCCCTGTCCCTGCTTTCCAAGCAGGACATCAATGAAATCATCAAGCCCGCTACCTCCTCCTCTGCAGCCCTGCAGGCGTTCCGTAACGTGCGCATGACTGCAGGAACCGCTTCCATGCCGGTGCTGGCAGCTCTGCCTACTGCTGGTTGGGTAGGGGAGTCCGCTACTGACAAGAAGGGCGTTAAGCCCACTTCTAATGCAAAGTGGCTGGATAAGAAGCTGGTTGCGGAAGAGATTGCCGTTATCGTTCCTATCCACGAGAACCTCCTGGCAGACTCTAAGTTCGACATCTGGGCTGAGATCCAGCCCCTGGTTTCTGCAGAGTTTGGCCGTGTGCTTGACCTGGCAGTGTTCCAGGGTGTCAACAAGCCCACTTCCTGGACGGATAAGGCCCTCATCCCAGGTGCTATTGCTGCTGGCAACACTGTCGAAGAGGGAACCGGCGTTGACCTTGCAGACGACTTCAACGAGGCGTTTGGCCTGGTAGAGGACGATGAGTTCGACGTGAACGCCGCCTTTACCGGCAAGTTCCTCCGTTCTGAGCTCCGTGGTCTGCGTGATGCCAACCACCAGCCCATCTACCTGGATGCCCTGCGTAGTGACAACGGCACTGCAAGCATCTATGGCCAGAACCTGCACTACGTTGCCAACCGCGCGTGGGACCGCAACAAGGCGCTGGCTCTGGTTGGTGACCGCTCTAAGGTGGTGCTTGGTATCCGTGAGGATATGCAGGTCAAGCTCCTTGATCAGGCTACCCTGGGTACTGGTGCCAACCAGATCAACCTTGCAGAGCGCGACATGGTGGCACTCCGCTTTAAGTTCCGTGTGGCTTACGCTACTGCGTACTCCACTGCCGGATTTGAGAACGGGGCCTCCTCTTACCCGTTTGCCGTCATCACGCCTTCTGCTGAAGAGCCTGCTGGTCCTGCTGGTTCTCCCGCTGGCGGGACGGCATCTTAAGGCTAACCGTTAGGACTAGGAGGTAGTCATGGAAGAGCTGAAAGAGATTCTGGCTAGTATCCCAGGCAGTGACCTGGTGTCCGATGCCATGCTTAACAAGGCTCTTCAGCAGGCGCGTATTCCTGATGCGGATGGCCGCATGCCGGGCGATGTGGCTTACATCCCTACTCATGATGCCTACTACGCGGCTGCAAGCTTGGTTGGTCTCCTTCGTGCTCAGCCTGCTGTTACCTCAGCTGGCAGCGAGGGAACCAACGTTAGCACTACCCCGTATGACTGGGACAGCTTGCTGGCTTGGTTGTACAGCATGAGTCCTATCAAGGCTGCAGCTCAGTCTGACGTGTTTACCGTGATTCCTATCCCTAATACGTATCGTAAGGATCGTAAGGATATGCAAGGTGATGATTATTATGGCCATGACACGGACATTAGCTGAGGCAGCAGGCCTCATGGAGAGGACCTTGCTCATTGATGTGGTAGATCTCTACACTGTAGGTGAACCTGTCACTGAGGGCTACGACGTTTATCGTCAGGCCACACTGGTTTCAGCGGATGTGGCATCGCTAGTGCAGACCACAGTTCTGGCTAATGCGATTGAGTCTCAGGTGAGCAACACCTACAGCATCAAGCTGGCTGCTGGCACTGCTGTTGAGGCGGGTATGGTCGTAAAGGTTACCTCCTGCCGAGCAGAACCAAGTTTGGTCGGTAAGCACCTGATGGTCGATAAGGTGAGCGAGAATGGCCTAGCCATGATTCGTAAAGCTGTGGCTACTGATTTCCATTCGGTAAATCAGCAAGGAAAGGGTGATGTGCGATGGCCATAAGCATGTCGCAGTTGGCTAGCCGGTATGCCAGTGCAAGTCGTAACGTGGATGGGGCCACTCGTAAGAAGATGGCTCAGTTTGCAGAGCTAGGAGTTGGCTACGTGAAGCGTTCTATCCAGGACTACCACGCGGTTGACACTGGCACCATGCTGAACAGCACCACTAGGGAGTCTGCTGGCAAGAATACCTACTTGATTGGCCCTACTGTGCAGTATGCTCCGTTTATTGCACTTGGCACCAGTCGGATGCCAGCACGACCGTTCCACATCAAGGCTGCAAACCAGCTTCGTAGCAAGATGAGGTCTATGGGATTTAAGGCGGGTGATCTGGGGATATGAGTTCTCTGGTGATCTCCGCTCTGGAGCCTTTAGGAGTCCCTTGCTACGATGGCTATGCAGCAACCGGGGCCAAGCTGCCTTACTTGGTAGTGCGCCCCATGACCACTGATCCAGATGACTTCACAGTCTGTGGTGGTGCGACCACCTGGACAGACCGTGTGGGGGTTTACTGCTGTGCTGCTAGTGTGGCAGCTAGCGCTAACCTTGCTCGAGACGTTGCTGGAGAGTTGGTCGGTAAAAACTTGGGCTCAGGGGTGGCTCACACCTCTGTAGCCTACTATGGTAACGAGCTGGAGGGTCAATATGAGTCTCTGGTCACAGTAACAACTACGGAAGGAGCCTTGTAATGGCGGGAATCGTCGTTCGTCACAAGGAGACTGGCAACACTTACGCTGTCAGTGAAGAAAACCGCAACCCAGACACTGAGGAAAAGATTCGCGACCTCAAGCCAGGGGAGTCTATCCGGTCTTTTGTGCATAAGCCAAAGGAAACCCTCAAGTCAGATAAGCCGCAAGCTATCAAGCCAGCCACCACGCCGAAGGAGAACAAGTAATGGCTATCACTAAGTGGAACCCTGCAACTGCTACCAGCCGTGGCAACATCGCTATTGGCTTCGCACCGTCCATTGCGGACATCAACGCCCCCACCAAGAAGGAGCTTGATGTAGCTACTGCCATCGAGTGCGCGGTAACTAACTTCAACGCTTCGTCCTCTACGGATTCTGAGTCCGTCGACTGGCTGTGCAACCCAGAGTCTGAGCAGCTGCCAGCCTCTACGTCCCACTCCATGGACGATATCCTTATCAAGACCACTGGTCAGGAGGACTCCACCCTCCTCAAGGCCCTTAAGATTGGCGACACTGTGTTCCTGTATCGCCGTGATGGCAAGAGCTCTGACAAGCCTATTGCTGCTGGTGACTACGTGTGGGTATGGAAGGTTGTTATCACCTCCATCGATCCTGCAGAAGCTTCCAACACCTTTATCGGTATCAACGCCCATGTTAACGTGCTGGCTCGTAGCAAGACTGCAGTAGCAGTTACCGGAACCTCAGCTTCTGGAGGTAACGTCTAATGGCAGGCATTAACTCGTACGAGGAGCTGATGGCGGTTGTTAACGACCGTCAGGAAGAGCGCCTTGTGCTGGAGGTTGAGCTTGGAACCAAGTACTCCCAGGAGTACGAGGATGCCAAGCTGGAGCTTAAGCAAGCTAAGAGCTTGAAGACCGTTGCCGGTGAGCAGGAGTTCCTTTCTGATAACGTAGAGCATCTCCGGGCTAAGGTAGAACGTCTTAAGCCCGAGTCCAAGACGGTGTGGCTAGCCTTTAAGCGCATCGATCTTAAGACCTGGTCACTTCTGGTTAAGAAAGGTGCCAACCAGTCTCCTCTCGACCAGTATGAGCGGGTTCTTGAGGACACCTTTATTGGCATCTTCCGCTCTCCAGAGGCCACACCAGAGGACCTGTTGTCTGATGACCACGAGCTGGTTAGCTACAACAGTCCCAAGTGCATCTTGAGCTCTGGTCTGCTTCAGAACCTAGTTAACTCCTTTATGACGTGGCAGAACAGTGGTGGTAACGTTACTATCCACCCCACGAAATAGGGCCAAGGCTAGCGCTCCTGCTGGACTTGTCCCTGCAGACTGGCAGGCCACCTCTCCATCTAGAGAATGATGGGGAGTCAGCCTGCTGGGATGTGGTTGACTTAGAAATTGTTTCGCAGTGGAAACACTACCAGAACACCAAGTGCCCTGGATGCGGAAGACCTCTAAGCCAGCACTTGCATAATGACGCACTAGACAGAGAAGAAACTATCGAGGACTATGTGGCATTCTCCTTTGAATGCCCAAGCCAGAGAGCTATTTCGGAGGGTCAGGAGATGTGGAGACGCCAAAACAAGTCTTCCATAGAAAGTTACCATAAAGGTAACGGCTCTGACCCCGGTATGGGCGTTTACTGGCTGTCGCAAGGTCCTGGTGAACATATCCCATACTCAGAAGAGACTTCAGAATAGGATACTACAATGGCAGACAACGACGTACGAATCAAGTTATCCCTCGACGGTGCTGACTCGGTAGAGCGGGGTCTGTCTGGTATCGGGTCCGGGGCTTCTGGAGCAGTTGGCAAGCTCAAGGGGCTGGCAGTTGGCTTGGCAGGTCTGGGAACAGCCGCCGTAGCTAGCGCCGGTGCCCTGGGTACCGCTGTTGTTGGTGGGTTTGCTGAGTATGAGCAGAACATTGGCGGCTTGGAGACCATGTTTAAGGACTCCGCTGGCAAGATGCAGGCTTATGCTGAGCAAGCCTACCAAACTGCTGGAATGAGCGCGAATGACTACATGAGCCAGGTTACGTCCTTCTCAGCCGCGCTCTTGCAGGGTCTCGGAGGAGACACTGAGGCAGCTGCTGACCTAGCTAACACCGCTATGGTCGACATGTCTGACAATGCCAACAAGTTTGGTTCTAATATCACAGACATCCAGAACGCATACCAAGGATTTGCCAAGCAGAACTACACCATGCTTGATAACCTAAAGCTGGGTTATGGTGGTACGCAGGCTGAGATGGCCCGCTTGATTAACGACTCCGGTGTCCTTGGAGACACTATGGAGGTCACTGCTGATAACGTTAATGAAGTCAGCTTTGACAAGATTATCGAAGCCATCCACACCGTCCAAGATGACATGGGCGTTATGGGCACCACGGCTAAGGAAGCCAGCGAGACAATCTCTGGATCAATAGGATCTACCAAAGCTGCATTTGACAACCTGCTGGTGGGCCTAGGCCGTGGAGATGCGGATGTGGCACAGCTGGCAGGCAACGTCCTAGACAACGCTAAAAACGTCGTCAACAACATAACGCCTGTTATTGAGAACATTGGATCCAATATGAGCAAGCTGGGTCCTCAAATTGGCGATCTGATGTCTGGGTTGACCGACACCATCATGCAGGCTGTACCTCCTATGCTGCAGGCAGGTGTGTCCCTA